CCCCGCTGTAGTTCTCTATGTAATGCTGTGCGGATTCACGTCCATTGTTGCTCAACCTCAAATCAGAGGCGAGACTTCGTAGAACATCCTTCACGGAACACAAGGATCCCACTCGTGCTCCGGTATCCACAAGATGTCTACCCCGCAATGCGCGCTCCTCGTTGCACGTGCAGTCAGCGTGCGTGACTACATCAACGATAGGCTCTACGAGTGCGGTCGTGCATCTACCTGTTGCACAATTTTGAGGCCCCAGCCTGTAACTGGCTCCCTGCAACAATGAGGTCACTGGTCTGATAACCTCATCATCTAAGCAAAGAGCTCGTATTACACGGCGTCCTCATGGCTGCTGCGGCATAGCAGCCGGGCGCCATTTTGCAATGTCGCCCACGCGCTCAATGATACTGTTAGGGCGGAGATCCCCCGACAGTAGCTTAGCATGCTGATGCATGTCCTTGGCACCCATTCTGTAAGTGTGTCTGGCGTCGAGTTCCTCCTGATCAGGCAGCATGGCTGCCACGACTGCACGGTGAATCATCGACGTTACCTCCTGAGCCGGGATATCCGACGTGTCGTATTGGCTGAGGTACTTAACGCCCTTGCGTTTAAGTACCATTTGCAGCTCCGGAGTTCTCACACAATACAGAGCTTCAAGGCGCAAGGTGCCTAACAGCTCAGCATCAACGGTGGCCAGCGCTCGTGCGGATTTGTGGACCCGACCAGCGTATTTAACCATCACCTCCTCTGTCCTCACGAAAGGAGATTTCCCGTTTGCGGACTTAGGGCCTTCTGGCCCGCCGGCGGAGACCGTCGTCTCCAGCCCCGCACTAAGCAGATCCGATTTCAGAAGTGTATCTATCACCCCGTCCACCGAATCTCCGAGCCCTAGCCTGTGCACACTCTCCGTCAAGAGGTCAGTGAGCGCACGGCTCCTATCGGATGTTACGCCGTCCACAGGCGTCCCATCCTCACTGCCAGACCGGCTGGACCCGCTCTGAGAAGAGCGCTTGCCCCGCCTGCGTCTGCGCAACTTCTTCCGCTGCCCTTGGGGGACAACGGAAACGACTGGACACGACATCCCCAAGTATTCGCTCGTTCCGACCGAGCTAGGTGGGCTGGGCCTCGCGGCAACAGGCGACGAGCTCACATACCGGGGTGACCCGGGTGTGTACTCATCGCCTGATGACGGATAGATATCGGCCTGGTGTTCTTTTGCTTGCGCATAACACCTCCATGTCCAGTAACCAAAGAACCTCTTCCGTTCCACGGTATCGTCCGACTCGCACTGTTTGCGCGCCAAACATACCCGGTTTCCATGCCTGCACAACCCTGATTTGGTCGCGGAGGAAGCGGCGGCGTAGGGCACGCCCTGTTTCTTCCCCCCAACACGGTTGCCTTTGCACGCGGCACGGATAACGGCCGAGGTTCCTGAAGCAAAATTGTTCATACTCATTGTACTCATTGTCACAACTATCACCAACC